GTTGATGCCGCGGCCCAGGCTCAGGCCGTTGTGGAAGAGACGCGCAAGCTGCAGCGCAGGGCAGATGCCGTGCGCCAGGAAGAGCAGCGCCTTGTGCGTGAAATGCAGCCGCTGGTTGGCAAAGATGCTGCCGAGACGTATGGCAAGCTGCATTCTGCCCAGGCTCGTGCATTTGAAGCCGCCTATGGCGTCGATGCAGCGGGCCTTATGAAGCGGCGCAGCGTTGGTCTTGAGGATTCCGGTGTCCAGGATTCTTCTTCTTTCAACCAGCTTGTTGCTGATGCCTCTGGTTCTCTTCCAAGCGTTGAGTCTGTGCGGAAGAAGTATTTTGGTACAGACGCATGGATGAAGGCTCCAAATGGAAACGCGACTAACCTCACAGAAGACCAGTGGCTCAAGGTTCGCACGCCTGAGTTCAAAGCCTGGTTTGGCGATTGGGAGAATGACGCAAAAGGATCGAGCAAAATACTTGATCTCAATGGAGAGCCATTGGTCGCATACCATAGAACTAACGCAGAGTTTGATACATTTGATGTTTCTCTTGGTAGCGGGATAGCTGGTCAAGGAATTTATCTTACAGGTATGAAACCTGAAGATGATATGTATGGACGTATAGAACTCTCTTTGTTTCCAAACATAAAAAATCCTGTTGACTTTAGTTCAGGTGATGATTCCATATCAGAAATGGCAAAAAAACTTAAACTTAAGCCTATTTATGAGCTTGGGTCTTTGTCTGAAATAAAAAAATGGAGTGCAAACCTAAGAACAAGGCTAAAGAAAAAAGGGTATGATGGTGCTATCTTAAAAGGAGCCAGAGAAGGTGAAATATACTATGTAGCTTTTGATGCAAACCAAGTAAAATCAGTTGATAATATTGGTAGTTTCTCTAGTGAAGATGATAGATTTCTTTACCAGGAAGATGCATCTTTTTCCCCTTCCCGTGTCGAGCTAAACGCAGTTTCTGCTGCCGACCCTGAGTCCAGGGAGTATATGCGCTCGCAGATGCTCAAGCGTGGCTTCACTGACGATGAGGTCGACGGCCTCCTCGCCATCATGGACAAGGCGATGCAGGATGCGCCGAAGCTTATGGCAGTCCGTGACGGAGAAAAACAGATCATGCCCGCTGAGGACGCGGAATACTTCGCGGCTATTGAAGCAGGCGACATGGATGCCGTGCGGCAGATGGTTCGGGAAAAGGCAGAGCGCAACGGATTCACTGACGCTATCCCTGAGCAAACGAATGCTTATGTCATGCGTACCAAGGCAGCGCCGAAGAAGACGATCAAGGTCTACAAGGTCTTCACTCTGGCGCCTGATGGCAGCCCGACGGCCCTTTTTGTTTCTGGCACAGAGAAACTGCCCCAGGGTGTCTGGCTGGACGCTGTTGACTCCTGGCATTTCACTGGCTTGAACGGTCGCGAGTACATCCCCAGCACGCAGAATCCATATACCAAGGGTGGGAAAACCGGCGGATCGCAGAAGATCCCTTCGGATGAAATCCGGCAAGAACTGATTGCCCGCGGCTTCCTGCCGGAAGGAAGCAAGGCTAATACCATCGTTGCCCTGGCTTATCGTCCAGGCTGGCACGCTGGTAGCCTTCCTTTCTTCCCCCAGGGAGGTGTCCGTCCTCCGAAGGGTACGACTTCCAATTATCCGAATATCCACCGGTACAATCAGGTCGTGTTTGAATGCGAGCTGGCAGCGGACATTGACTACACGGAGATCGCTGGGAATCAGGAGAAGGCCAGGAAGAAGGACGGCACGATTGACGCAGGGGAAGCTGATCTGCAGTACCTTCCTGAGAACGGCTTCTACTACTACGCAACAAACCCTCTGACGCGAGCAAATCCAGAGCTTGGGGCCTGGGTTATTTCAGCCTCGCTCAAGATCAATCGTGCGCTGACCCAGGAAGAGTGCGACACTATCCTGGCCGAGAAGGGCTTGAAGCCGCAGGAATGGGAAGGGGGCACTCTTGATCTGGAAAAGCTGGGCTACACAGGCCAGAAGGAAGAGACAGCCAGAAAGACTCTTGCCCCTATCACATACGATGATGATGGAAATATCATTCCTTTGTCGCAGCGTTTCGACAGGGAAAATCCCAGCGTCCTGTATCAGGGGGACTCTGAGTCTTCCCGACGCGCAAAGGTTCAAATCGACTCAAAGACGGCGGCTATCCGCATTTTCAAGGGCGCGGACATGTCGTCCATCCCGCACGAGACTGCCCACATTTTTGTGGATGACCTGCAGCGCGTGGCCCAGGACGATGGGAGCATTGCCCGTGAGCGTCTACTCTCTGATCTTGAGCAGGCAGGGATGGGTGTTGAGCCCTTCACTGGAATCCTGTCCGGGGAAGTGGGAGTCGAAGGCGCGAGAGAAATACTGCGTGACGTCCGTGAAGAACTGGCCGCGCTTGATGACAGTGATGCCGGTCTGCGCGACGCTGCCGAGGCAGCAAAGGGGAAAGAGGGCAAGTCCATGCGGGACGATATTTCTGCAGCCCGCCAGCAGAACACTGCCCGCCGTCGTGAGCTGCTTCCCGTAGAGCGGATGCTGTCCAGCTATGTCCGTCATCTGGACGGTCTGGAGCAGGCCCGTAGCGACATGCGGACGCTGCGCCGCTTCTCAGGAGTCCCGGAAGAGGGCGTCCTGACGAATGATCAGTGGCGTGACGTGCAGGAGTATGCAGCCCGTGGTTTTGAGCAGTATCTTGCTGAAGGAAAGGCCCCTGTGAAGGAGCTGAATTGTCTGTTTGCTCGCATGATGCGCTGGCTGAAAAACTTGTATGCAAGCTGGCGTCAGTATGTCGGCGCCGATCTCGATGACGACGTGCGCCGCGTCTTCGACCGGATGCTGGCCACGGAAGAGCAGATCAGGGACGACGCTTTTATCAGCGCGGCCCTGGAATACGAGCAAGAATTTCTTGAGGAGGCGAATCTTTCTGCAGGAGAGCGCAAAGAAATAGAGGAGCTGAGAAGCCGCGCCGAAGCCGAGGTGACGGCCAAGATGGACAGAGCCGTGGCCAGGGAGCGTGGCAAACGGTATCGTGCTGCTTTTGAGCAGGCAAAGGAAAGTCTGCAGGCCTCGCCGTTCTGGACGTTCATTCGGGAAATGACGCGCAGGGATAAGCCGTTGACCGAAGGTGAAGCCAGCACGGGCGGTATCAACAGGGATTCTCTTGTGGAATACCTGGGTGAGGACATGACAAAGGACATTGCCAAGAAGATGCCCAAGCTGGTGAATGCCCAGGGCAAGGGGGATACGGTCGATTCCTTGGCCATGCAGTATCCTCTGACCGATGGTGATGCCGATGCGCTGGCAAACCTGATCTATGAAACGCTGGTGACGAACGACGGCAGCGTGAACAAGCTGGCTGCCCGCCATGCGGAACAGGCCCTTGCCGAACAGGACAGGGTAGTCTCGCGGGAAGACGGCCTACTGGCAGGCGATGCCTACGGCCAGTACCTTGAGGCAGTGGAAAAGGCCATGCAGAGGCTTGGGAAAGAGCAGCAGGCAAAGGGTGAGCTGGCCGCGGCCAAGCGCATGGAAAAGGAACGTCTGCCGGAGCGGTACTACAGAAACATTGCCCGGCAGGAAGTCGAGAACATGACCGTTCCACAGCTCCGGCCTGATCGCTACGTCGCTGCCCTTCGGCGCGCCCTCTCTGATCGTTCACAGGCTGTGCGCCGCGGAAAATGGGTTGAAGCTGTACAGGCCATGCAGCGTGCCCGTATGGCGTTTGCGATGATGCAGGAGGTGCGCAAGGCCCGCGAGACGGCAGAGAGAGTGCAGAAGAAAGCCAGGAAGGCGGCCCGCGTTAAAAACGGGACGTATCCGGCAGCGCAGACTGAGGCCATCCGCAAGCTGGTTGAAGGCCTGGGCCTGTCTGCTCCTGCACAGGCATGGGACGCTGATGCGGAGAAGATGACGCTGCGAGAACTCGTGAAGGCAAGCGTTGACGATACGGAAGTCATTGACCTGATGCCTATATTCCCAGACTGGTTGCTTGATCTTGAAAATCCTGACCCTGTGGCTGCCCAGCGGGGCATTGGCTTGGACTGGAAGCAACTCGTCTCTCTGGAGATTCAGCAGGTGGAAAATCTGCTGGACTTCCTCGTGCATTCTGGCCGTGAGCAAAGCAAAGCAGACAAGGCCAGCCTCGCGTCTCGCGTCCAGGCCGTGGCAGATGCTGCTGCGGCGTCCATGTCTGGCCTGCCGACATACTACGCCGGTCAGCGTGATTCAGTCCGTGACGATCTGGACAAGGGCTTCTCTTCCATCGACAGCCTTGAGTGGCAGGCCCGCAAAGCAGACGGGTTCCAGAATGTCCCTGGTCGAAAGGGTAGCACAGAGGGTGTCATGGAGCGTGATGTCTATGGCGCTTTGCGTGCGGCAACTGACAGGTATCACGTCAGACTGAGCAGCACGCAACGGGCCGTGACCCCTCACCTGGTGCGCCTTCTGGAAAGCGCAAAGGCATGGGAGAAGAAATACGGCAAAAAAACACTGAACATTCGGGATGAACAGGGGGATGTCGTCCCTGTGCCCGAAGCTATCAGACGCGCTGGAGAGACCGGGTGGACTTCTGAAATGGTCATCGGCATGGCCTTGAACATGGCCAATGACGGAAACCGTGAACGTCTGCGCTCCAGCTATGCAAACGATGATGGTAGCGGAGGTCTCACCTACGATATGGTATCCCTGCTGCTTGGGGATGATGCCGCGGCCACGCTGTTCGAGCTTGACGCGGCGGCCATGGCCCAGATCACGGCAGGCAGGCAGCGCCGTGACGGCATCCTTTCCGCCGCGGACTGGAAGGCCATCCAGGGTGTCTGGGATGTCATGGGCAGCCAGTGGGCTGATACTCAGGCAGCGCACAAGCGTCTCTATGGCTTTGCGCCACAGGGGATTGATCCTGGCGCCTTTGTTGTGCGCGTTGGTGACGAGACCGTGCGGTTGCCCGGCGGCTACTATCCCATCAAGTACGATCCGCGCCTGGATATGAAGATGCGGGCGCAGAAGGGAAAGGAAGATATCCTCGACAGATCAGAAGGGTTGCATGGTGTACCTGCCGCCAGGAAGGGCTTTACGATGGCCCGCGCAAAGCATACAGGTCGCTCCCTGCGTCTGGGCGTCGATGCCCTGCAGCAGCATCTCGTTGATTCTGCCCGTTTGATCGAATTGGCATACGACGTGCGCATGGCGGACAAGATCATCAATAACCCGGCGTTTGCCGCTGAATATCAGCGGGCATTTGGCATCCACGACTATGACCGTATCAGGCCGAACCTCAAGGCCCTTGTCGTCGATGAGGTCGATCCTGACAGCAGGCTGTACCGGTGGTCAGAGCTGGCCCGCAAGCACCTTGTCTACTATGCCCTGTCCCTGAACCTGAACACAGCCCTGATGCAGTTGACGGCGGTCTTCCCTGCAGTCGGTGACGTGGGTACGCTGGCAGTTTCCCGCGGCCTTGCCCAGCTCACCACGAGGGGCATGGGTCTGGTGCGGGATGTCTGGGCGGCCAGCCCATACATGGAGCGCCGTTTCCGCAACATTGACCAAGACCTGGCGCGCAAGGCGCTCAAGTTCAAGCCTGGACGCGGAATGACGCTGATCCGTGACGGGAAGGTCTACACATGGGAGGACGTGGCCAACTTGGGCATGAGTCCCATTGCTGTGGCAGACCTGGTCATCACGACGGCCATCTGGTCAGGGGCCTATCACAAGCGCATGAAGGAACTGCGGGGCACGGCTGGCTGGAAGATTGACAGGGAGTCTGCATACCACGATCAGGCCGTGGCCTATGCGGACAAAGTCATTGCCCAGAGCAACCCGGACAATGACGCCCTTAGCCGGTCGGCTTTTGGCCGTGACAAGGGCATAGTCCGGCTGTTCAACAGCTTCTCCGGTGCGACAACGAAGTTTGCCCAGCGCACGCGCTACGGACTTCAGGGCCTGCGCCGCGGGAAGGTGACGCCGTGGGAGTTCGGGCGCATGGAGATTTACGACATGCTCCTGCCCGCGCTTGGGATGACAGTCATGGCAGCCCTGATGCAAGGGGCATTCGGCGGTGACGACGATGACAACGAACAGCTCGCAAAACTGATCGTGGCGAATACCCTGGGGCAAGTAGCCATGGCTGTGCCTGTCTTCGGCAATCCGGCTTCGGATATGATCGCAGCGGCCATGGGCGCAGGTAGTGGCCGCCGTGGTGAGCTGTCTTCCGCGCTGGATACTCCGCTGCAGCTCGCCAGCACGGCGCTGACCCGCGGCGGCAAGGCTTACCGCGATGGGAAAATTGATGGGGAAAAACTGCTGATGTCTGCCCTGGATATCGGTAGCTACCTTGCCCGTATACCTGTCGGCCCTGTGGCTCGCCGTACTGCCCGCGGCCTTAAACAGTGGGAAGAAGGGGAAGGAACTCCGTTCTCGATCATCAAGCCCAGGTAGCGTTTGACAGACGGCACGCTCTGCCTTATTCTGTGGCTGTCTTGGTGAAGCGAGACGGAAAAATTGAACTCACTTTTGCGCCTGTCGGGAGGGCTTCGGCCCTGCTTCACCCCGATGGGCGCAATTTTTTTTGGGAGGTCTTAATGGAAGACATCAAGATTTTTGAGCGTGAAGAGTTCGGCATGGTTCGCGTCGTGGACGTGAACGGGGAACCGTGGTTCGTGGCGCGGGATGTTGCGCAGGCTCTTGGGTATGTTGATACCACTCAGGCTATCCGTATGCACTGCGAAAAATCCAAAGATTTCAGGGGCGTTGAAATGACGGCCACGGCTACGCCTATGAAAATCATCCCTGAAGAAGATGTTTACGCTCTGATTTTTGGTTCCCACCTTGAATCTGCAAAGAAGTTCCGTCGTTGGCTGTGTGACGAAGTCCTGCCGTCCATCCGCAAGACAGGCGTCTACAGCATGACCCCCAAGACTTACGCCGAAGCCCTGCGCGCCCTCGCTGCTGAAGTTGAGATGCGCGAAGCCGTGGAAGCGCAGAAGGCCCTTGCCGAAGAACAGCGCGACGAAGCCATCCGCACGAAGGCAGAAATCGGCAGCAGGCGCGAAG